TTGACCCCACATTCATAGCTTCGATTTTTTCAGCTTCTACTGCATCACTAGGGTTTCAGATAAAGAAGAAAAAAGATACTATAGTAGATAATAAGAACTCTAAAGTAGGTATCAAATGAAAAAGCTCTTACTACTAGCCGCCCTATGTTTTCCTACTGCGGCTTACTGTGACATACAGAGTTCAATTACATCAAGCGTCAAGCTGGAAAGTTTATCGGCTGCAAGCACAGCGGACAAATTAGGGTCTAGCTACAGCATAAGTGGAACAAATATAACAACAGTAGATTCTAATAGCAACTCAACTGTAGGTGGCTTTGGATCTGTGACTTCTGGTGTACCAGCAGTGACTATGCCAACTGCATCAATAACAAATGCTGGCGAAACTTTCAGTTTTAGTCAGGCATATTTGGAAGGCGATGCTACTCCAACAGCAGCAATAACCTCACTTGGCACTGTGCAAAACTTTAGTGATTTAACTTCAACTGCTGCAGGAAGTGTTGGAACAGCAGCCGTAACATTAGACCATCATACAATGACCCTTACAGGGGGAACAGGAACTGGAATAGTATTAACAGGACAATTTGTAACTGATTTAACTATTGATTAATGTGGAGGACACTACCGTTTGTTTTTCTTATATCTAGCCCTGTCTATGCTGTTCCTGTGGTTCCTAACTTTACGCAGGGTCAATCTACAAGTCGAACTGAAACCACAACAAATATTACAGAATCTATACGAACAACAGACTATGGTGGATTTCAGTATAGTGTCTCAGGTTCTGGAATCCAAATGGACGGTAATTCAATTACACCACCTATCACTACCAGTGATCAAACTATAAACGGAACTACTTATACTTGGACAGATTTAGATTTAGGCCAAAAACCAAATTGGACATTAACAAATCAAGGTGCTTTTCAATTTGTAGAAACATACACACCAAGTGGCGTTCAATCTATAACAGATATAACAAGAACAATCCAATCAGAAAGCGTTACAGATACAACTACAATATTCTCCCAATAATAGGATTATTGTTTGGGAGTCCAGTATTTGCTAATACCTCAAACACTGCGGCTCCTCAAGCATCAGCATCTGGTTCTGTATCAAACTTTGCCACTCAAGTACTTGGTGGACCTATGGTTGAAAATAGTTATGGAAATGGAATAATTTGCTCTGGCCCTCAAATGTCTATAAGTCCCTTTGCATATTCAAATCTAAATATCAAACGCCCTATGGATTACACCTATGAAACTCCCTACTATAATCAAGCCGTTGATGATGATGGGAATCTTACAAATGCGGGTGAGATTCTTTTTTATCAAGAAAACTATAGTGGCAATAAAGATTCACTAGGTTTGAATGTTGGTGTTGCTTTGACATTTAATATTCCATTAGATAGAAGATTTCAAGATGCTTGCTTAAAAAGTGCAACAACACAAGAAAAAATACAAAGACAAATATTATCAAAGGAAAGATTAAATTATGAATTAGCAAGGCTTAAAAATTGTGGTGAACTAAAACTTGCTGGAATTGAGTATGCAAAATCAAGTATTTATCACAAATTATGTGAAGATGTAATTGTCAGTCCAAAAAAAGGCCAAGTGCTACCACATACACATAAATTACAGATTAAGAACTAGACTTGCTAAGTTTTTTCTTTATTTTTTTAAATATTTCAGAAATTAATTTTTTTATTAAAGGAGCCAAAAGCGCAGAGCCACCAGCAACCACACCGATAACAGCAGTAGAAATGAGTGCTTGAGGTGTACCAATAAAGCTTTCTCTGAATGGTACTTTTTCCCAGATCGGGTCACATGAACCCCCTATGGTTTTTTCATATTTTACCAGCCTTTCAATTTTTTTATCATTTCTGTAATCGCCTTCCCGAAATTGTGGTTTTTCAGGTGGACAGGGTTCTATGTTTATTTTTTCTTTTTTTGTTTCTCGAATTTTTGGCTGTTCTGGTGATATATCTTCTTGTTCTTGGCTCTGTGGAGCTAGGGGGGCTGTGTAAATAAAATTGTTAGGATTATATTCCAATGGTTCAAAGCTAGGTATATCAAACGTCCCACAGGCTTGATATGTACCTTTTTCATCTTCTCCTATTAGGCTAGGTAAATTATTCCTATGAGCATCAACACAAGCTGGTATATCAACAACTGGTTTATAAATAATATCAAGGGTTGGTCTTTGTAATTCCCATAATCTAATTTTTGGAATATCTATCTCTTTTATTTTTATTTGGGGTATCTCAATTTTTGGTATTTCCATCTTCTACATCTCCTATAGAAATAGACCAGCCATCTTTTCCAAACTTTCCAACTTCTTTAATTTGAGGTTTTTCTATCTTTTTATCTAATTTTTCGTGATATTTTTTTATCTCATCATCTAGTTCAAGTTGTAATTTTTTTACTCTTAACCAAGACACAAGTTTATCAATATAATATTTTATTAATTTTTTAAAAAATCCAAAAATCATCAAATTTTAGGCTTTTTAAATTGTGGTATTGTTGGCCCTGTTACATCAGGTAAAGCATTATCTAAAATTTTTGGCATCATGCCCTGTACATTATCAAGCACTTCATTCATGACTCTAGCCTTGAATTGCTCAGAAGTTACAAAGCGATAAGCGTAATATGAACCGCCCAACATTGACAAGGTAAGAAATAAAGACAACAATGAGGCTATCTGACAAATTTTTTGAAACATGGTAAAAGAAGCAATCCTCCGAGCCATAAGTCATAGCCTTATTATATCAATGCTGCTCATAATACCAACTATAGCTCCTTTATATCTAATTACGTCTTATATGACTACCAAGGTACACCAGAACTAGTTGTAGGAGTTTTGGATTCTGTGATCTGTGCAGCAATACTTGTTTCAATTGCTGTAACTTCATCAGACCCTATTGCAGCTTTTGCCCACGAAATAGCATTGTCTTTTGTTATATCTGCATAAGCAGTAAATGATCCAGAATCAGCCTCAGAAAGTCCTACAGAACCATATCTGTAAGCATTATGAACAACAGCAGAATCGCCACTTCCTACAGTGACAGAATCAGTTGCAGTCCAGTGGACAGCAGTAACAACATCAGATAAAGAACCTACAGTTTTTGTTGCGTCTAAAGCAGCAATATCCCAAGTAACAGCCATGATAATAATTTTTATTATATTTTACTTGGATTCTACTGTCTGCACAACATCACTAAGTTTTTCTAGCTGTTTCAACGCCCCTTGATCTTCCATTATTGGTTGCATAAGTTGATTTTTTTCTGCTACTTTTTCTTGTATTTCTCTCTCTAGCATTTGTAACTTTGCAATATTTAAATCAAGACGAGTTTTTGTTTCGTCATAAAGCTCTTGTGGTGTTGCCATATAATTAAGGTAATTCTACCAATAATACTAAGCTGCCTCTAATGCTGCAACTTTGGTTTCTAATGTTTCTATTTTAGCAATAGCTTCCTGTAAACATTTAACTGCTTTCATATAGAGAACAGAAGATGCAATAGTCTTAATTCCATCTTTACCGCTACTATCAACAAGTTTCGGACAAACAGTTTCTAACTCTTGTGCAACTGGGCCAATTTGTTTATGTGTATCAAAACCAGTAGATGCTTTAAAATTCCAATTTCTTATTTTAATATTCTTAATATCATCCCATTGAGAATTTGCATCTACAATATTTTCTTTGAGTGATGCATCTGATATTGCACCATAACTGTTGTTAGCATTTTCAGCATTGCCACTCCCCGTAACTAAAAATTTAGCTGCAGTATCAACATGACATCTGATAAAATCAGCAGGACTTTTACCAGCAGTATAAAAAATTCCTAACCCTCTTTGATTACTTTGATCGCAATGAAGAGCTACCGCCATCCCATTATTAGTTAATTGTTCAAAGTTATGGTCACTTGGGTCACCTGCAATACTTATAAAAGATGTACGACCTGTAAAAACTCTTCCCTTGTTATCGATTCTGACGCGTTCGGATGAAGCTGAACCACTACTAGGAGTAGTATGAAACTCCATCCTTGTGGGCTTATCATCATTGCCATGAGACCCATCAGCTTGTACAAGAATTGAAGCAGTGTTTACAAATCCTTGGTTCAGATCATTTCCGTAAAACTCAATGCCTCCCATAGTATTTCCAGAAGATATACTTGTATCATTTCTACCGAGAGCAATTTTGGGGCCACCAGTATTTTGTATTTGTAAAGTTCTTTCACTACTGCTACTTATTTCAGTAGTAGTCCCTAGAAGCAAGCGTTGTGAACCATCTATTCTCATGGCTTCAGTTGCATTGGTAAAAAATGCCATTGGTGAATTTTCATTATTTACTAAAACTGCCTCTGCTGGACTACTTGCATTGATTCCTATTTCAAATCCATCACTAGCACCTTCGCCTGTTGTACCATTTGAAAATTTAGCTCTAACATTTGTCGTAGAAGATGAATTATGACAATGAATCCTTCTATCAACATTTACTGTTCCAATCCCAACGTTACCACTTGAATCTATAGTTAATCTTGTGCTGCCACCTGTTGAGACTCTTATATTATCTCCACCACCATTAAAAATTCCTGAGTTTAAATCCGTTCGAAAACTTAGTGCTGGTGCGGATTCTGAGCCATCCTCAAGAGTAAAAGTTCCGTCAAGTTGTATAAGTTCTATCCAATCGTTATTTGCTGAGTTTCTAATTTTTAGAACATTATTGGAAGTATCAGCCCACCATTGATACGCATATGTTGTTGATGGACTAGAATTGTTTGAATTATTACTGACGATTGCTGCAAGGGCATTATTTAAATCTGTTCTAAAAGCGGCACCAGAGGCATTATCAAGTACATAATCATGTGTAGCCATTTCTTAATCCTTTTTATTTAAGTATATATTAGTTGATAACTTAAATATAAACACATTTAAGTACCTTTACCAAACCCAATTGCCGTATATTTAAAATTAAGATTTTTAAAATTATTACTTGAATCTCTTACTTCAATTACAAACTGTGTTCCAGTTACAGAGGTAATCTTGAAATAATCACCAGAAACCGCACCTTCAAGTGTAATTCCTATTGTTGGTAAAAATGCTGAAGTTGAAGTATTAAGAGTGTTAGTGCCTGTGAAGAACGGTGAACCAAAAGTTACTGTCTTAGAGGAAGTACCAGATGCAATAGCTGTATTGACCGTTTCTGTTCGGCGTTTTACGCTTGCTTCAAATCCTAGTTCCTCTATTTTTATATTTTGTGCTGGGTCATCAGATGTAAGTTCTGTTCTAAATTTAAATCCTCTAGCTGTATATTCTCCATTTGCAAAAGTATTAAACTGAGTAAAGTTTGCTCCATATGTACAAGAAGTTCCGCTTGATATTGTTGCACTTGTAGCTGAAGTAACAGTAAAAGAGTTTGAATCAGGTACAGTTTGTATTTCATAATTGCCATCTGTTGCACTGCCAGCAGTAAAATCTATTACAACAAAATCGCCTACTGCATAACCATGCGAGGTCTTAGTTATTGTAATCGTAGTCCCGCTTTGCCCGTAAGATGCCGAAACTGAAGTTGCTGGATCAATATCAGTTGTGGCAACTAACAATTTTGCATTAACATCATCTGCTTTGGTTCCATCAAATTCAGTCCAAGTATTAATGTTTGCTGTTCTTGAGTCAATTAAATCATTCGGCAAAATTCCAAAAGTTAAAAATCTTCTTTTTAGAGTAAGATTAAAAATACCTTCTAAATCAACTTTATTTTGAAACTCATAAGAACCGCTTGAATTTATTGGCCCAGCAAAATCAATATTTGATAAATCATCAATATCTTGAAAAACATCATCTATTAGTAATGTTCCATCAAGCAACAAACCATCTAAATCAGCGTCATAAAATGTATTTACTTTATCACCTTGAAATGGCGGTGAGTCTGTATCTTCTCTCTCGGTCAGAACTACTTGATTTGGTTGTGGGTCTGGAAGTGTAACAATTACTTTTGCGGCATTTTCAGATTTGCGGCCACCATCATCAATAAATTTTATTAAATATGTGCCAGTCAAAGCAGGAACTATAGCCTCTGTTGCATTTCCAGCAAGTTTTGGAATAATTTCTGTTGCATTTGCAAAAGTAGCTGTTGCTCCGCTGTTGGGTGTATGCCTTACTGAAATAGTCCCCCCATGAATAACGTCAACAGAGGTAGAAGGGTTAAAACGTAAGCGTACAAACTGATCTGAAATAGGTTCAATTGTTAATCCGCTTGGATCGTCTGGTAAGGCTGTTTTTCCTACAGCAGTAAAAGAAAATGTAGAAGTATCTGAACTTAAAACTCCTAATGAATTAAAAGATTTCACTGCAAATTCATATGTCCCTAATCTTGATTCAAATATCTCAAAACTTGGTCTTGCAATTCTTATCCTTTCTGGATTATCGTTTTCAAACTGAGTCTCCAATAAATATTCTTTAACACCCTGTACAGGCTCAAAGGAAAGAAATATTTTTGAAACGGCTCTATTGTTAAGCACAACAATTTGTTCTGTTGCTGTAAGATTGCTTGGCGCAGGTGCTTCAGCTATTAAAGTGGTTATTGTTCTTGGATTTAGTGCTAAATCTGTATCTTCTACTTGTGCATATTTATTTGTGTCATGTATGACGGCAGTAATTGTATATTCACAATGATTTACCTCCTCAATTGAAACAACTTTAAAAATTTGAAACTCAGTTGTCGTATTTTCTATTGCCCAAACACTGTTTGCTTGTGGAGTTGATGAAAATGCTGAAGAAACTGTAATCGTTGATCCAGATATAGAACTAATTGATCTGCTTTCAGTAGAGCCATCTGATAAAACAACAGATAATGTTGCTGAATTAGAACTTGTTAAATCAGTATTATTTGCATCATCTACAACTATTTGTGTAGTTGAAACACCTGTTTTAATCCTTCCACCTCTTCTAACGCCAGCTCTCATAGAATCTGCAATTGCGATAATTGTTGCTGGCCTTACAATTACACCAGCCTCTAAAGTAGTTTTAAAAGTGACCACCTCACTTTCTAATAAATTTGAATATAAAAACCACCTGCCAAGACGATTTGCTTGACCAATAGAAGTGCAAGCAAAAGCTTTTATTGTTTTTCTAGTCCTACCAAATTTTGTTATCGCATCTAATCCGCCAGAGCTTGAATTTAGTGCGGCTATTTGCTCAGCAGTAACCAGTTCAAACTCCATTGATTGAGTTTGATTATCAAAATATTGAACTTCTACCTCTGTATATTTAAGTCTTGCTCCTTGATTTTGATATGTAAAACCTTCTTCTGTTACATTTGAATTATTAAAAACATATTGAGGATCAGAGGTATTTGTAGAAACGTTAGTTGGTCTGTCCTGCGATATCTGTAAACTACCATTGCTATAAAAAGGTATGGCGTTCATTACAGAACAAAGATCATTTATCAAGGTATAGGCATCATTTCTTGTGTTCAAAATTATATTTGTTGAAAATCTCGGTTCTGTTGTGTTTGTTATTGGGTCAGTTA